TTCATGTCAGTTTATTCCTAAATCCATATTCAGGTTGGCTCCCGAATAAGCCATATAGGCATCATTACAATCCATCAAACGAAAGACTCTATTTTTACTTACTCCAAGTTGGTAGAAAACAACTCTTGTACGGGTTTCCCCTGTCTTACCCAGTGACTTGGTGCGCACGTTACTCCAAGTCTTTCCACCATCATTGGAAGTCTGAAGTAGCATCAGAGGCGTCACATTCTCATCGGTAATAGAACCTACAGTACAATCAATCTGTATGGAATTATAGCGAATACGGCGAAGTCCATCGGATACGTGGGGAGTAGTGCGGGTACGCATGACCAACTGACCATTTTCACGATTGCTGAATGGGTTGAAGAAGTAGATATTACCATAGGTATTATCACCAATCAGGTGGAATCCCTTGTAGTAGCAATGTTCCACAGCCATATGTTGGGTAGCAGCAAGTCCATATCCGGATTGCTTTTCATGCCATTGTGGCTTCATACCGGATTGCTGATAGGAAGTATCATCAAATACCCAGGTGGAACTTAGTCCAGGAATATTGATTTGGTAGAAGAAGTGACCATTGATTTGATATACATCAGCAGTAGCACCGGCAATCTGGTCTGAACTGGCTTGACTCATAGCTTGTTCCACAGCGAACGTAGAGACACGCACAGGTTGATATCCATTAGCACGATACACAACAGGACCACCCCGTTCATCAGTAGCCAACCAGAAGATTGAGGAATTGAGTTTCTTCATGGTATTCGGTGAAGCCAAGCCAGTCTCAATAAGAATACCCTGGCGTCTTGCGAATGTCGTATTACCGGTTCCCGCATCATACCATAGTTCGATAACACTCTGGCAGGCAAGCCAAAGGTCCTCGTTATTAGAAAGTACCTGAATATTTGTATCGGGATTAGTCTCACCGGCAGCAAAGTTCAGTCCGGACACATTGGTAGAGTACAGGTCAGTCCAGAAGAACTGATTGGAGTTTAGCTGGGTAAATACAATATAACCATCCATATAGGTACAGGAAGTAGCGAGTTGCCAGTTGCCAGTGCCAGTCAGTTTAGTTATTACATTGGTTGCGATATCATTACCATAGACATCACCGGTCACAGGGTCCACGATGAACAGGGTGATACCATTATCAGTCATATTCACATGACCAGTTCCATTGACAGTACCAATAGCAGTAGCAGACCAACCAGAAATTGACCCAGAGACACCATGGATTTCATAGAGTGTTGTGCCGTGTACTCGGTAGCAATGGGAACTACCATCAGCAGTTAGCTTGGCGACCCATGCTCCACGAGCAGGACCATTGAGGCCTGATACGAGTAGGTCAAGACCAGGAGTCGGTACTAATTGAGCAGGTTCAGCATCCTTGCCAAACCCACTCTCAGAGTACTCAACATACCTATTGATAGTACGTTGGGATTCATAGTTGTAATTTTGGAGTGTATACGAACTACCGACAAGTCCCTTGAATCGTATTGATTGATTAGCCATTTCATTCCTTTTCGTCCCGGAAGGATATTAGTTCTTGCAGTTATCGAAGTGCCATCTATGCATATTTGCTTCTTGACCAACTTTACCACATTTCGGACATTCCGCTAATTTTGCAAAGTTATGTGTTCCTGCGGCAATACGTTCGTTTTGTAGTTCTCCACCAAGAAATGGATGTGTACCATTAGCAACTCTTTTGTTATTATTTGAAGGTCCCAGAAGATGGTGTGTTCCATCAGCAACCCTCCGTTTTGCTACTTCTTTGGCACCTTCACTTGCAGCATAACTTATTATTGCTTCCTTACCAAGCATTCCACTTAGAGCCAACCATGCTGCCTTATCCTGCCAGTGACCGAATGCTTCCCAGCGAACTTTATGAATCTGAGCATGGGCTTCTACTGAGACTTCGATGATATTTGAAGAATCATTAGTGCCACCCATATAACGCGGTATGAGGTGGTGTTTGTGCATTTTAGTTCCTGAAAGAATCACTGTAAATAATATATCTGCTCCCGTTGTTACCCATTGCGCCATCATCAAAGTCCATGCGTTGGGCGAGTTGTCCATTGTTACGTTCCAGAGCAGCCAGAGTATTCACAGCGGTTGCCTGTACTGTCGGTGCTGGCTCAAAGCCATTCTCAGCAGCCAGGACACACGCCAGGTTGAATCTCACTGCACGACGATATGCCATAGGTAGAGATTCTGTATCTGTGAGTGCCACTGCCGAGTTCAGGAGTTGCTGGGCGTGAATAATGAGATTTCCAGCAGCATTCGGAATAGGCCAGATATACAGATTTGCCAGTGGATATTGCTGGTCATAGTAGGCCCAGGTACCGATGATACTTGGAATAGCCTTGGCACGAATATTTCCCCAATCTCTCTCGGAAATAAGGGTCATGGGAATATCATTGAATGGTGCTGTAATCAGTTGTTGGAACCAGATACCTTCAAGTTGCGGTGGACGAGCCGGAAGATTGAAATCTCCACCGGGGCCCACTGTGTATATCTGTTTACCTGCTTGGACCGGGATTGTGTAGATTTGGATGGTGTAAATCATCATGGAATCAGCATTCCACGCATCCAGCATTTCGTTTAGAGCATTTAGACCATCGGATGCCTGTGCGTCATCCATAGTTTCGCCTTGCTGAACGACACCGGATAGTCTGTAAGCGCCTTCTATAAGGTCGTTGTATGTGGCCATTTGCTATTTCCTTGTAAGATATGCTACGTATTCCATCAGGAATATCAGTAATGTCGCGGCAATAATCATAAGTACCTTGAATACTACCATGATTTACCTTAGTCTGTATTCCTTATATAGTTTTCCAGGTGCTCTACGATATATTTAGACAAAAAAAGAGGGACCCTCTGCGGGTCCCTCTGGGAGTACCACTCTTGCGGGTGGTTTACTGGGAACTTAGCCCTGAACGCGGCAAGCCAGTTGCGGACGAACGATATTGAAACCATACAGCACGTCAAGACGGCTGGTGTTTTCATCGGTAACGCTGTTGTATTGGCGAACCATACGCAGAGCAATCTTGCTTTCTGGGTCGCGTGCAACATAGGCTTCAGCACCCGGCAGGTCATCTGTAAGGTCACAGAAGGCTACCAGGAAGGCGTCACGGTGCCATACAAGGTTCACATCGGTCGTAACAGACGGACCACCCATGAACGTAACTGCAACGCTGTCAGCCACATTTGCCGAAACCGTTTGGTTAGGAGCAAGCGTAGAGATAGCAGGTAGCACGGACACTGACATATAACCACCAGCATTTGCGGTAGCCGGAGCTTGAACCGTAAACACTTGCAGCTTGTTTGTCGAAAGGCGTGTCAGCGGGTTGATTGCATATACACCAGAGATAACGAACTGGTCACCTTGAACAACAGTGGCAGTATTAGCCGTCATCGACTTCAGACCAATGGTCGTACCTGAAGAAACAACACCGTCGGTATTGGCGGTATTAGCACGGGTACCAGTCGTGAAGCTCGGCAGTGTTTGAGCAAGAACGAACTCAAGACCACCAGTGCGACCCATCAAGCCCTTACGGTATTGTTCAGCAATCTCAGTAGCCGATTGGAACAGACCCTTCAAGCTATCAACAGTAGCAGCTTGTGCCGAAGGTGTCAGAGCAGCATAACGCTCATCATCAATCGGAGCAGCTTGTTCAGCCAAACGTGCGGTAGCATCAAGCCATGGGCGCAGACCGGAAACATCAGCACCAGTGAATTGGGCAGGAGCGCCATTCACCAGGCTACCCGGAGTTACCAGGGATTGTGCCAGGTAGAAATACTTGAAACCGTCTTGTTCGATATCTGTTGCAAGTTGGGCAATAGCCGGAACAATGAAACGTTCCTTGAACAGGTCGATACTCAGGGTCAGGTCCTTAGACGTGAAAGCGATACCGATGTTGCGCTGTACCAGTGTCAGAGTCGTTTGGGTTTCTGTCGAGTTATTCAGATTCACACCAGCGCCAATAGCAGAGGTATAACGAACCGGAATACGAACACGGATTGTTGAACCGTTCTTGTAGCCGACTTGTCCGAACAGGTCGTCAACGGTACGCATACAACGCGGCACCAGAACGAAGTTATTGCGCAGAACACGCAGGGCCTCGTTGGTGATTACGTCATTGGTTAATAGGGTATTGGTTACATCAGCCATTTTATCTTCCTTTAGTTAAATGAGTTTATTTCTTCTTCTGTTCCTGCGCACGGCGAAGTCTGTCATAATCAGTGAAGCTCAACTTAGAGGCTTCGTGAATGGTCATGTCAGATACCTTTACTGCTTTTCCACCAAACTTAGGTGGGGGAGCAGGTGGCGGAACAACCTTGGGTGTTGCCTTAGATTCTTTTTCCGCATGAGTACTTACTGAACTTTCGATACCCGCTTCGAGTTTTGCGAGGATAGCTACTTGCTTGACTGGATTCGCATCCTTAAATGTCTTACTAAGCGCCTCATCTTCTAATAGATTATAAAGTATAGCCGGTCCATGTTCCGATTCGACAAGGTACTGACGGGATGC